TAATACCAATGCGAATATTGTTTCTAATCAAATCTCTTGCAATATTACCACTTGGTGTAGTTAGAATTTCAATTGTACCAACCACAGTATCACCTTCCCAGTGACATTCTGTGACATTGTGGCATACATTCTTTAGATTGATGATACTGGATTCTGGATGATCAAGTTCACCCAGAGCACGACGTTCTTTGATGATTTGTTGATATTTTTCAACTTCACGCTCTAATACTTCGCGTGGATATACACGACCATTATGATTCTTTTCACCGGCTTTTTGTAATGGACCTTTGAGAACCAATGGACCACCAGTATTTGCTTTTGCTTCTGTAAGCATCTGCGGAGTAATATCAAATGGTATAAAATCTACTAATAGTTGTTTGCTCATATTATTTACTTTGTATAATGTTTCGTTTAGAAGCAATACCCATGGTTTGTGGATATTGAATACCACCAACTTGACCACGAGTCAAACTTGCTGGAGCTTGTGATTTTGCTTGAGGAGCATCATTTACTTGTATTTGTGAATCATCCAAATAATATTCATTTTCTGATTCATTGCCTTCTTTTCCGATGAATACAATATAATATTTGTCTTTCATATAACGAACCTCAATGTTATTGACATAAACGTTATATTCTTTTTCAATTTGACCAACACTGCCTTTGGATGCTTTTACAACTGCATTCTTTTTTAGAAATGATTTCTTTAGTTCATCGGCCAGTTTTTTTACAGCAGCATCTTCTTGCTTTTCCAATTCCGTCTTGAAGTTCTTGAACTGATTTGAAATGTCAATCATTTTGGCATTTGGTGTAGCAGGAGGCGTGACCGCAGTTGGCGCACGGCCAGTTGACATAGCACCAGCAGCAGATGGATTGTTGCCCCATGTGTCTTCTTTGATAATCTTTTTAGCAATGTCTGTTAGATTCATAAATTTTATTTTTTTCCCATTCTGTTGATTCTTTTGGCAATTTCTTTCAATCGACCGTGAATTTCTTTCATGTCTGGTTGAGTACGTGCCCACAAACTTGTGGCTGGAACATCTGCTTCTGTCTTTAGACGTTCGCAGATGTTTAATAGATATTCAACTTCACCAAGCATCTTCTTTGCTTGATTGATGCCATATGAAATTTTGGCATGATTTTTCATCATATCACTATCTTTAAAATTACGATAGCGGCTGCGACCTTCCATAATACCAATATCACGACGCAATGTTAGTGTTTCACCTTCGCCAACTGTTGTATCATCTGTGTCTTCTTTGCCTACAACTTTGCCACCTGGCATACTATGTTCAGCAGATTTCTTTTTGCTTTTGTGACCACGAAATGCTGCTGGTGTTTGATAACCAGCAACAGCACCCGTTGATGTCATTTCTTCAATGACTTCTTCAACAAGCTCGCGAAGTATTTCTTTGGTGTCTTTCATATTTTATTTTCCAATATATCCAACAAATGCATGATCTGATGGAGCATTGTTTACAATATACCAAGCTGATGTGTCTGAAACCTTGATTCCCATCTCTCTAACATCTTCTCCTTGCATTAATGTTGCTTTTGTCCAATTATTTGCCATTGATATATCGCATCCACCATCTTTGACAAGTTTATACGGCTTTAAACTATACAACTCTTTAGAATCAACAAAATAGATGTATTTTCCAACAACCTTTTGTGGCTGTGTGGATTCATAATCATTTATTGTTTCTCTGATTAGTTGTTTTAGTTCTGATTTTTTCATAATTTTATTTTAGGTTTTTTAGTTCTTTTACAAGTTCATAGCTCAACATTAGAGCCATGATTTGATTTTCTTTGACTAATGTACCCTTGGATATCTTGTCCAATTGATTTAATGTTTCATCAAGTTTGATGCGAACAACATCATTGTTCACATATGATTTAAGTTCATTGATTTCTTTGCGAACAATTGGAACTTCATTGTTGATATATTGACGCAACGAGTTTGTGTTGCTGATATTATTGATATATTCACGAATAAGAATTTTTTGCTTTTCATCCAATCCTTTATATTTTTCATTGAATGAATCAACAAGCAATTTATAAGCAAGCAAACGAACATCTTCATTTTGTTGCTGATATACTTTGACCAAATCTTTCTTTTCATCTTCACTAACCAAACGAGTTGGTGTTTTTGGCGCAGCAATGCTTTCTACAATACATGTACGAGCTTTGAAAATTTCACGAGGATCACAATCAACTGAATTTACACTTTCTTCAAATACTTTATAAATGCTCGCAAGCAATTTATAATTTGAAATACTACCTTTGAGAAAATCATCCAATGGATAGTTTTCACGAATTTCTTTTATCAAATTATACTTTTGTAGATTTAATGCACGTTCATCCAACTTTGTTCTGGTACGAATAATTTGTTCAAGTAGTCTATCGGCAGAAGTTTGATCCTTGGTCTTATCTTCCATGATTATGCGATATAATCTATTTTCTCTACCAAGTTCAGTAGATTCTGAAAAATAATCACGCAATATTGCATTGGCCTTTGAATCTTCCTGACCATTTAGAATGTCGGCGGTTACTTGACGCACCAACAGTTCAAATAGTATTCCGGCATTCTTATACTTAGAGTGTTTCAGCTTCTTCATACGGTTTTATTATTTATAAATATGTGTGTGGGTGATAAAAACTCATATTTTAGAGTGGTTTATCATCATCAATTATATTAGACTCATCCATAATAGATTTTTTTTCGGTTATTATTTTCTTGTTTTTATTATTATACTTGTCCATCAATGACTTTTTTATACGTTTCAAATCTTCGTCCATGCTCAACGCACCGCCTCTGTATATATGAGTCGTTCTGCGGTCTGACTTGGACTTTTCTTTGTTTTGTCCGTTGCCAAGAATATCTTCGCCGCGTGTTTTTGTGAATGTGTCACTATATTCTTCTTTTTTTCCTTCTTGACTTGGGCGAATTCCTAGTTCGCGCTCTTTGCGAGTTTCTTCATCCAGAATTGGTTCATCTGCGTTCTTTTCTTCTTCCAGTGGAGGCAAGCCACCAGCGTTTTCGCCGCCAGAGTCTCCACCTCCACCACCAGAGTCTTCACCGCCGCCGAGGTCTGGAAGTTCACCACCTCCACCGCCCATATCTCCACCGCCACCCCCGCCACCTTCTTCACTTGAGGCAAATGCTGGATCACTTCCTTCTTCCTCAATTTGTTTAAATCTCCAAACATCTTTTTTATCCTGCACAACATCTTTTTTGATATATTCAATCTCATCCTCAGACAGTTTGAATACATTTTCATATATCCAATTTCTACTAAACATGGTACTTTCCATCATGTCCGTGGACAGATTAATTTTATTTTTCCAAATTTCCAACTTTTCTTGTTCAAAAATTGTGGATGGATTACTTAGTTCCAGTTCAAAATCAACAAGCGATGAATCTTGATATCCTTGTACATACAAATGTACAATGGCAATTTTAGTAAGTTCTGAAACTAAAATGCGCTGTATACGACCAATGGTGCGTGAGAATCGAACATCTTCAGCAGCCAACGTGGCTTTGCCAGATAATCCTTCTTCATATCCCAGAAACGCCTTTGGAATCTTTAGCGCCGCCATCATTTTATTACGAACATATTCCAAGTCATCTATACCAGTAAATTCCATACCTGGCAATGTATCGATTTTCGTTCCACTGTCGCTGCCACGAACCGGTAGATAAAAATCTTCAACCATGTTGTTTAAATTGAAACGAAGATTATAATCTCCAGTTCTCTCGTCAATATACGGCATCTTTTTTACCTGTCCCATTATTTTTTGCATCGTGGCATCAATATCCGCCGGTGGAATATTACCCACGTCTATGGAAAAAATACGCTTTTCTGGCGCACGCATGATACGATGAATCAACATGGCATCTTCCATGAGACTCAATTGCTTCCACACACGACGTGCTGGCTCAATCATGCTCTTGCCATATGGTAAGAAATTACTATCGCTCAACAATCTAAAATGAGCAATTTCAAAGTTTTCATATTCCATACCACCACCCATGCCATCATGTTGATATTTGACATAGTTTAGATTTTTTGGATCGCTACCTTCAATGCGAGTCAATTCATATGGACTGATTGGATGTACAAGAAATACACCATATTCTGGTGATATTTCCAACCTCAAGAAAAAATCTCCATACTTACACATGTTTCTTGTCCAACTCCACATGTTGAATTCAACATTCAAAATATCATAAAACAAATTTTCTAAAATCTTTTTAATATTTTCATTATTAGATTTAATGGTGAGAACTTTGCCATATTCTGACGGGACGAGGCACTCATCTGAGTAAATGTCCAATGCAGATGCAATGATTGGGTCCATGTCCATAACATCATAATCTCTGAACAGTTCCAAACGACTTGCTTGATATGCCATAGACATATCGCGATTATGCAAATTGTATGTACTGCTTCTTAATCTATTAAAACGATCACGCAAACTATTCCTATCCGTTGCATACTGAATTTCATCGGTATCTATTATCTTAAGCTTCTTGCCACCCACATTACGAACAATAACGTCCGTGCTGAACATTTTCTTCAGTCTACCAAATAAATCTTTTGTGTTTGCCATAGTCTATATATATGAGAGCATAAAGTATAAATATAAAGCCATTATATTTTTATAAAAATATATTAATGCAATAACCATGTGAGATCTTCTGCCTTTGAACCATGAATACTGGGTCCGCCAATATGCATTTGCCACGGATTGTTGTATACTCCAAATGGATTGACACTTTTTCCTGCATTTATAAGCTTTATGTTATTGTATGCCTGTTGCGATTGGCTGGTGCCTATTCGATCAACAATTGCCATGGTTGCGGCATTTGATTCTTTTCTAAGACGCAATGCAACATCTCTGATCCACAATCCAATTCCAATTGCCATTACAAGATCGTCATTATATCCGTCCATTGCTTCGGCTTTTGCGGAAACAGCACCAGACTTCCATATAAAGACTTGAAGTTCCTCAATAAGACGCTTGCTGTGTACGATAACTTCTTTATTTCTAAAATAACTTTCCAACTTTGATATAACAAGCGGTCTGGTTTTATTTGATGTCGTAAATCCGGGAGTCATTTTTTTCTCCAACGCGTTTATTTTGTTGGTCATTTGCGTTTCTACATCGACATATTGCAAATCTGAAGAACTGTAAAATAAGTTTGGATAATTATTATCTAACACTTCTTGTATCACAGCCCATCCAACATTGGCATTTTCTATAACAAGTAGCGCGTTGTTGTACTCGGTTGCCATCGTCATCAATGCTCTGGCATATTCCTTTGTTGGAATTTTTCCTTTATATTCTGCAACTTGTTCCATTGTTTCTATATCAAATATCTGGGCGGCACTAAAGTCCGACGCATCTCCACGAGCAACGTCCGCACTAACCATATATGATTTACCGGCAACTGGATACTTGAATATCCAATAACCTTTGTCGATTCCACGCTTTTCTATTGGATCAATTGCGTGATTTTTTTCATACCATTGAAGTAGTGAAATATCAATAACGGTATTACCTGATGTGCTAAATTCACAATCGCATTCTTGTGCTGCACCTTTTTCTCCAGACAACTTTGTTTGATCGTCACGCCATTTTTGGTTGCGTTCTGGATGATGATGCCAAGGCAAACTGATACGATTCATGTTGTTTAGTCCAGATTCGCTTTCTGTCCACATTTTGTGAAACCAATTACCTACGCCATTTGGTGTAGATAGCACAACCGCTTTACCACCAGTAGCCAAAGTGTATTGAGAAGACAACCATATTTCGTCAATATTGTCGATGAACGCGGCTTCGTCGATTATCAACAAAGATGCGGCACCTGAACGACCGGCTGTACCTGCCGATGAAATAGCAACAATCTTTGAACCGTTGGATAGTTTCAATGACAGTCGATTGTCTTCTGATTCTTTCAGTTTCAACCAACTTGGTAGATTGTCATTGGCAAAACGAACCTTGGTTACAATTGCTTTGGATGTTTCTTGCGTGATACTTAAACAAATGATTTCTTTGTTTTCATGAAACGTCATGAGCCACAATGAATACGCAGCAACCAGTGTAGTAATACCCATCTGACGACTTTTGAGAATAATGTTTTGGTCATACTTGATCAAGTCGGCCAAAGTTTTGTCTTGAAATGGATAAGTAAGAAATGGCAGTGTGCCGCGAATAGGATGTTGAATTTTCACATACTTCTTCATGAAGTATATCGGATCTTTCAAGCACTTGACATATTCTATCTTGATTATGTCCTTTAAATTTTGAGTGCTAGACTCAGACATAACCCATCTCCGTGTAATATTTATATAATGGATCTGAGTATCGTATATATACTACATTTGGTATATTTTGATTTACGTACTTTTTAAATTGATCGGCGGATATGTCTAATATTTTTCCCTCCACATTTACCCAATCATGATTAACTTGATACTCATCAAATTCTTCATCCTCTTCTGATCTGTATTTCCATGCACCGGGTTCATCAAGTGTGAATATTCCCATTACATGATTGGATCGTATTCCTTTTTTATTCAAATCGGAAACCAGTTCTTGTGACATAAATTCACACTTACCATTTGAGGACGGAAATTTTTTTTTAACTTTTTCGGCAATAGCTAAAATAATTTGATCTGAAGGTATAAACTGCTGCAATTCCATATCCTATATATATTGCGTATCAAATTATTTTGTCTATCATTTTTATAACATCCTTTGGATATATCTCTTTAGTACATTCAAAATCTTTATTTCTGGGGCACCAGTTCCAATCGGATTTGTCAAATATACAACTCGCATCATTCCAACATCCATGACACACGTTTTTATTGATAACTCTATAAGGATTTTTGAATTCGGCAAACTCCTCGCTAAATCCACTGATAAGTATAACTTTTTGATGAACTCCCCATGCCAGCCAAGATAATCCAGATCCAAGTCCAATAAAAAACTCCGCACCCGCAACCTGAGACATTCTTTCTTCCAACGGAAATTTTCCAGTCTTATCGATGACACCCGCTGGCATATAATTCATTTTACCACCAGACCCAAAACTGTTGTGTAAATCTATGCACCACACTTCATATCCTTTGGATTTGATATAATCTACAACAAGGTTCCAGCCATTAGGATTGTTCCAATATTTTGCCTGTGTAGTGCTTTGTGTTGCAATACATACATATTTTTTATTATGCTTCAAAGGGGTTATATTCAAAGATGGTGGAATTTCCATATCGGGCAATCCAAGTATATTTGCCGCCACCAACGCAAGCGATAAATGCTTTGGATTTTTTTTCATATTACCGTCCCAATTTTCTTGATCATAATAACCAATATAATACGTGGAGTAATAATTGTCATCGCTGTCGTTTGTTCTTGAGAACTTTATATTTTTGTAGTTTTTGCTGAATAATTCAACCAGTTCCGTATTAAAAACAACACACGTAAGTTCGCAATTGTGTTTTTTCTGGAAGGCATCGGTTGTGCCAATATATGAAATAATATCTCCCAAGCTATTGGTATCAAATACCACTTTTATCGACTTTTTAGCTAAATCCAAAACGCGGGTTTCAATAAGCATTTCCCAATTTTCATTCACAACTTCATAAACTTCAATTTTCCATTTTACAAAATATCTTTTATTTGAAACGGACCACATATTATTTCCCAGTGTCGTTTCGTATATGACACTATTTGTATCCATATCATAAAACTTGACTTTATATTTTTTATTGACTGGTCCAAGTATTTCTACTTTTGGTCCACGCAAAAACGATATATTTATTTTATTTTTTGGTTCTTTTAGTGTTTGTTGAGAAGTTTGATAATGATTTATTATTCCATTGGCAAATATCTGTTCGCGATATTCACTATACAATTTTGCAAGTTCATTTACTCTGATTCCATATGAATTGGAATTTGCAGTATTTAACGCATCCTGTTGATATTGGTCAAAACTATCCACTACAGTTTTTATTCCGGCGACTGCATTATCAAGATTTCTATCAGTCACATACATTCCTTTATACGATGCGTCCTCGAACGTACCAACAATCGGCAAACCGCATGACATTGCCTCAAGCAGTGTTAGGTTTGGATGTCCGGCCTCTAATTCTGAAAAATGGAGGAATATATCATTTTCGTTATAAAGATCAACAAGCCATTTTTCATCAAGGTCGAATAACTTTGTGAGACCTGTATATCCGTTAATTTCCGGAGACATTGTTTTAAAAAAATTCTTGTTGTTGCTGGGTCCGGCTATAGTAATAGGCAACGCTAGTTTCATTGCCGACTCAATAGCTATTTTGAAACCTTTTCGGTCTATGCTTTGATCATATGCATATCCGTTATTTGCAACACACAACAGTCTTGGCACATGTCGTCTCTGATGACCATTGAACTTAAATATATCCGTGTTAACAGCGTGACTGAAGTAACGAAGCTTCTTGCTTCCAAAATATGGAATAAGATATTTGCAAGGAGACAATGAAAATACGCTGTTTTCAATTGCTTGTAAATTTTTTCTAAATACATCGGAATCTTTACCATACAAATATGCATGATGATCATGAATACTAAAAATATAAGGAATGCCGCGCTCATGGCATATAATTGCCAAATTGGCTACGTGCACATGAACAACCATACTTTCGTCATATTTTATATCATCGAGATATTTGATTTCACTGCGAATGCCAACTTTTAAAATTTCTTGGTGATAGTCCCAAATTATCTTTTCAACAGCGCCCCAACCATTTGGTGGAATAGGAAGTATGCCAGGATTTACATTAATTACTTTCATATTATTTTAATTTTATAAAACTTTTATTTGAATCTGCAAATATTTCTAATTTATCATGATGAAACTTATTTGACCCAATTTCAATCAAAAACTTATCATTTTCTTATTAGATTGATATATGATATACAATCCGCAACATGCTCTCTATATAAAAACTTATCATCTTCATATACAGAAATGGATTTAACATCCGAAAAAACTTCATTCCACGCCCAGCCATTCGCTACTTCTGTATTGTGAATAAATTCGTATTTTCCACCATCAATCTTTTCTACAACTATTTTTCTAAACGTAGATCCGGAGTGATATGAGTGCGTGTAAACGGCATACGATGATCCGCGATTGAATGTATTAGTTTCTTTATTGTGTTCGTTGATATAATAAAGTCGAGTAGTGCACTTTCCGTATTTGGGATCAAAACTGCTGATAGATGTTTCTGTATTCCAACGTGTGTCTGGAAAGTCCAATGTCATGGCATTTTCATCAAACTTTATTAAAAACTTTGAGTCATTATTTCTTTTTAAACTTTCATATACATAAACTTCAACTATACGGAACTTATTGTCATCGTGATATTGTCTTAGATAATTCACATAATCTTGCTCGTTGGATAATCTCGGAACTTTGGATAAAAATTCATCTATGTTGCAATAAAAATAATGAAACGACATATCCGGTGGATTATTACCTTCGTTGTAATAAAACAACCCGTGTTTATTTTCATTTGCGCACACATATGGAACCTGCTTTATATATTCTCTCGATTTTTCTCCAAATAGATCATCAACTTCAAATCTTTGAAAATGTGTATATCCTTGCGACTTTGCGTATAATAATGCATTAAAAAGATTTATCATCACAGACAGTCCGTGCTTTTGTAATACTGGAACAACGTCGTGTATATAAAATCCATCAGCGAGAGATTTCCAAAAATCTACAAGACCAACATCGTCATACTTTTCTTGAAATAGTTGATTGCGACTATCATACAAATAAAACTTTACATATTTTAAAATCTCCTTGTCTACCACGGTATTGGATACAAGCAATACTTCGTGACCATCTTCTTTCATCCAATTTATCGTATTCAATAATTTGGATCGAATTGAGTCGTTATATACAAAACTATCAACTATGGTAATAACCTTGTGTTGAAATCTTGCATATCTTTTTTTCAACTCCGATTTAATAATATTTTTATTTTCCAACTTTTCTTCGGCTGGCGTCATAGAAAACATTCCATTTTTATGTATTCTATACATTCCCGCACAATGATTGGTATCGCAATAACCTTTACCGTATTTTAATATTTCAAAGTTAAAAACCCAGTCGGGATATATAATGTCTTTGAATATCTCTCTTCTGAATTCTGTTTTTTTAAATACTCGCGCAAATGACACATAGTTTTCAACAAGTAAATCTTTTAACTCAATATCTGGTTTGGCACTCACTATCCAATGGTTTTCGGGCGACACAACTCCATTTTCAAGATATCTACAACCGGAGCAGTATAAGGCATATGATGGATTTTCATCCAAATACTTAATAGAACGCTGATAATATCCATCGTCTGTGAGATAATCGTCGCCATCTATATGTGCGATATATTTACCCTTGGCTTCATTGACCAATATAAGAAGATTTTCGACTGCACCCACATTCGTGGAAGAGTCCAATATTCTGACATTGGTATTTGCTTTGTATTTTTCATGTAGCAATTCAAATGTACCATCATTTGTGCCGTCATCTCTGATCAACACTTCAAATCCAAAGTCGGTTTTTTGTGACAATATACTATCAATACATTGTGAAATGAAATCTTTAAACTTATATGATGTGATTATGACGGATAGTTTCATGGTTGTTTATATAATTTTGGATCAAAGTAATGCATATACCAATCCGATACATTTTCATTATATAGGCTGGCCCAGCGATGTGGTTTTCTACCCAGCCATCTTTCAGCTTCGGCTCTTTCCATATTTACTTCTATCATTTTTGCGGTGATATTGTCAAGTGTATTTATATACTTTGCACTCGCCCACCAGAAATTGCCAGAATAATAGTTTGTAAGTACTTTATCCAAAAACTCAAATTTCTCAACATACAATGCTCCACACACATCGTGTTTTCCTGTAACAATTTCAGTGTGACATTTTTTCCATTGTTCTATGTTAAAATATTCAAGACATTCTCTCCAAGACTCTATGTTGCGATCATACGATCGAGATGTTCCTTTTGCGTGATAATACACTACGGATGCATTTGGATTGTTGGCACAATAATTCTGTAGATGAATAAGTGTGGGAAACTCATACATGTTTTTTGTATAACGATATACTTCTATCTTTCTGTCTATATCATATTTGTCCAACAGCCCAATAAAACTATGATATACGTCATCCTTATCAACATTGACTCCATAAACAATTTTATCCGCGCGCTTGTATAGACCAGAATTGCTCAGTTTTAAAAGCTGGCTATTAACAATGTCATACCAATGATTGGTAAGATAGTTATGCGAAAAAACTCCAATTGGCGTATTTTTTAATACTCCAATACCTCCCCATTGTGAATAATCGTTTTTTCCAACTATTTCATGAAATTTGTTCTGCCTGCTATAATCGGAGTGTTTTGACGTAGATACAAATTCGTGAACATCGTTATATGTGTCTTTTATTTCTTTCCAAAGAATATCCACATTTATGTCGTATTGGCGATTAAGGTCGCTCGAGATGATGTCATGAAATCCTATATGCCCATCATATGCCAAAAATTGCTTGTATTTGTCATAATCATTTTTTGCCCCATTATATGAATGGTCGCCATCAATAAAGATAAAATCAAATTTAATTCCAAGACTTTTGATATATTCCAATGTATCATTACTCTTGGAATCCGAAATAATATATTGGTATGTAGGATGCTTCTGTTTAAGTCTATCAAAATTGATATGGTGTTTGATGTCTATTGTTATTACCGTATCAAATAACTGACAAAATCCGGCAGTGGTTCCACCATAATTTGAACCTATTTCAAGAGCATAACGCTTGTTCTTTCTATCATCAAGCAGTGAAAGCAGTTGTTTATATTCTTCTGGCTTTTGTTCAATATTGAACCCAAGGCACTCTGTCCATATATCTTGGAATGTTTGTTTGTTCATCTTGCTGAGTTGTTGATTTTGTATGCGCTAAGTTCTGGATCTTGACCAGTGTGTAGAGAAGTAAAATACTTGCACATCATGCTTTTGTACCCCATATTTTTCCATCGTATTGCAAACTCCAACTCAACGCTTGTTTTTTCACGATCATATGTTGTGGAAAAATCTCCCACGGAAAGCAGCTTCTTGACATGATGTACTCCAGGTCGCAAAGAAAAATACGGCCAATTAATATAATACATCCACCAATCTAGTCCAGTATGCATAGCCATAACATCATCCAAGAATAATAAATCATTCATTGGCC